CGCAAAGGTCGCAAAGGGTTGCCTCCGTGTGAGACAAACGCCGAATGCGCTAAACTGAAAGGAGGTGGGATATGCCGGGGAGTGGCAACAGCAGTGAGCGGGTGGCGAAGGAGGACTTCGTGACCGCCATGCGGCGGTCGGGGTCGAGGACCCTCACCCTGGAGAGGCTCGAGGCGGACATCGCCGCCGGCGCGCCCGTCAACGCGGACGGCACGCTCGACATCCTCAAATACGTCGCGTGGATTGTGAGGGAGATGGGCGATGACGGTCAACGTTAGGAAGATGAAGCCCGTGGAGATGGTGCGGTTCCTGAACTCCACGGAGCTGGGGACGGTCCTCTCCGCCGCGACGGTCTACCGCCACTTCGCCGAGGCGGGCTACCGCATCGCCTCGACGGACGACAGCCGCGCCTTGAGCTTCTACCGCTACGCGGCGTGGCTCATCGACAAGAGGAACAACGCGCCGCGAACCGCCCCCGGCGGCTACGACGCGCACCGCGAGGCCGCCGCGCAGAGGCAGGCCGAACTCTCGCTCGCGGGGCGCGACATCGGCGAGCTGCCCGCCGTCGCCGACCCGGAGCGCAAGGAGGCGTGCCGCGACGACCTCCGCCGATTCTGCGAGACATACTTCCCGGAGGTCTACAGCCTCGCGTGGTCGGACGACCACCTCCGCGCCATCGGCAAGCTCCAGAAGGCCGTCCTCGACGGCGGGCTCTTCGCCCTCGCCATGGCGCGCGGGAGCGGCAAGTCGTCGCTGACGGAAACCGCCGCGATCTGGGCGATGGCCTACGGACACCGCGAGTTCATCGTGGTGATCGGCGCGAGCGAGGGCGCGGCACTTGAGATGCTCGATTCGATCAAGACCGAGCTGGAGGTGAACGAGCACCTCGCGGCGGACTTCCCGGAGATGGTCTACCCCATCGCCCGCCTGGAGGGGATCGCGAACCGCTGCGCGGGGCAGCTCTACAGGGGCGAGAGGACGCGCATCGGCTGGACGGCGAGCGAGATCGTCCTCCCGACCATCGCGGGCGCGGCGTCGTCCGGCGCGATCGTGCGCGTCGCGGGCATCACCGGGCGCATACGCGGCATGAAGTTCAAGCGTCCCGACGGACGCACCATCCGCCCGGAGTTCGTCATCGTGGACGACCCGCAGACGAGCGAGTCCGCCGGCTCGGCGGAGCAGACCAGGAAGCGCGTCCGCGTCCTCGCGGGCGACGTCCTCGGCCTCGCGGGGCCGGGGCGCAAGATCGCGGGCGTCATGCCCTGCACGGTCATCCGCCCCGGCGACATGGCCGAGCAGATGCTCGACCGCTCGAAGCACCCGGAGTGGAACGGCGAGCGCTGCCGCATGATGTACCGCTTCCCGAAGAACGAGGAACTGTGGAACCGCTACGCCGACCTCCGCGCCGACGAGCTGCGGGCGAGCGGCACGTTCGCGAAGGCGACCGAGTTCTACCGCGCCCACCGCGCCGAGATGGACGAGGGGGCTTCGGTGGCGTGGGCGGCGCGGTTCAACCACGACGAGATCTCGGCGGTGCAGCACGCGATGGACTTGAAGCTCACGGACGAGGCCGCGTTCTGGGCGGAATACCAGAACGAGCCGCTCGCGGAGGACTTGGGGACTGAGGAGCAGCTCACGCTCGACGGCGTGTCCTCGCGCGTCAACGGGCACCCCCGGCGGAGCGTCCCCGTCTCGGCGACGCACTTGACGGCGTTCGTCGACGTGCAGAAGACGATGCTCTTCTACTGCGTCGCAGCGTGGGACGACGACTTCACGGGTCGCGTCGTCGACTACGGCGCGTGGCCCGACCAGAACAGGCGGTTCTTCACGCTCGCGGACGCGAACGCCACGCTGCAGGCGAAGTTCCCGCGCTGCGGGCTCGAGGGCTGTCTCTCCGAGGGTCTGAAGGCCCTGACGGAGGAGGTGCTGGGGCGGGAATACGTCCGCGACGACGGCGCGGCGATGCGCGTCGAGCGTTGCCTCGTGGACGCGAACTGGGGGCAGTCCACGGACACGGTCTACCAGTTCTGCCGCGGGAGCGCGTTCGCGTCCGTCCTCACGCCGTCGCACGGACGCTACGTCGGCGCGTCCTCGAAGCCGATGGGCGAGTACCGCAGGGCGGTGGGCGACCGGGTGGGGATGAACTGGCGGATGCCGAACGTGCGCGGGCGGCGGGCGGTGCGGCACGTCGTCTACGACACGAACTTCTGGAAGTCGTTTGTGGCGGCGCGTCTCCTGACCCCGCCGGGGGACAGGGGCGCGGTGACGCTGTGGGGGCGGAGCGCGGAGGACCACCTCCTCTTCGCGGAGCACCTGACGGCGGAATACCGCGTGAAGACGGAGGGGCGGGGGCGGCGCGTGGACGAGTGGAAGATGCGCCCCGACGCGCACGACAACCACTGGTGGGACTGTCTCGTTGGCTGCGCGGTCGCCGCGTCGATGTCCGGCTGCGTCCTCGCCGGGACGATGTCCGACGGCAAGCCCCGCGCCGCCGCGAAGCCGAGGGTCAAGCTCTCGGAGCTGCGGAGGATGAGGGGGTAGGGAGTGCGAAACGGGAGGGACGCGCTCTGTCGCGTCCGCCGTCCGTTCGTTTTACTACGGAAATTGCGGAAATCGACGGAAGAAGACGGAACCGCCCAACCCCACCCGACCGAAGAATGCGGTCGATTGGACGATTTCGCGCCCACTCGCGAACAGGGGCGTTCATTGCGCTTCGTTTGGCGACGGGCGCGAAATCCCAATCGGCCGCGCCTTGGGTTGAAGAGTGTGATCGGAAGCGAGAGATCACACCGTTTGCGGAAGACACAGATGACAGCCGAGAAGAGCCGTTTCCGTTAAGGGCGCGACTTGCATCCGCAACCCGCCGAATGGTAAAATATGCGCAAATCTATGTCCTACTTCATCAAGATCAAGGTTGTGCTTGCCCGCAACTACTCGCGGGTTGTCACTGTGCCCGCACAAATCACGCTGAATCAGGTCCACGACCTGATTCAAGTCCTCTTCGACTGGGACAACGACCATCTGTGGGAGTTTGAGGATTTTGAGGGGCGGAGGTTTTCGCCGCATGACGCTGACGATTCCGGCTGGGCTGACGACAATGGACTTCTTCCACCAGAAGACTTCTGCCTTGGCGATGTCCTGCCAAAACGCGGCGCGAAGTTGAAATACACCTACGACTTCGGCGACAACTGGCAACACGAGATCACCCGCATGGCAGACCCCAAGGATCGTGCCGTTCGATGCCTCAAAGTTGCAGACCGTGACGGGCAGGATGAATTCGCGGACTTTGACGGGGCGGATGAACACGGGGAAGAGTTCCGGACGCCTACCGCCGATGAACTCACCCGACGGATGTTGGCACTCGACCTCAAGCCCAGACCGAGAAAGCATGGACTCGCAAACCACCTCTGCGATGTCTGCGATAATGTCGCACGACGCGTATGCTGATTAGTGACGCGAATTCGTCAAGGAGGTTCTGAAATGAAGACCAAAGTCATTCCGATTGGCATAGCCCTGACGACGTGCCTCGTCTGTGCGAGAATACTTGCAGTTGCAGAAGACGACACGCCAATCGACTTCTCCTCCGTCAAAGGTGCTGAACAGGCAACGGCAAGGCTGCGCGAGGAAGGCATCCGAGCGTTTATGGACGAGATATGGAGGCAAGGCGTGGCCGCGCCGGGCATTCACTCGAAGTATTGGCTCGACCAATTTACGCGGGGCAAGCCGAAACTCCACGCCATCGAAAAAGCCTACCGAGATTTCGGGCATGAGATTGCCGTGCAAGCAGAAGACCTTGCTTCTCAAATATACGAGAAGCCTGACAAGAAGCTGGAGATGGAAAGGCTTGATTGGCTGTTGCGTTTTTCGGAGTGGATGCTGAAGCCGGGCCGATTTGAGAACTACCGCATCGGCATGAGAGTTGAAGATGCGGCGACAATGCCGCTGCTTCGCATCCTATTTGACTTGGACGTGCCGGTTGAATCTGTCGAGTCGCAAATCGCGCGTTTTACAACGGTTCCGGAAGGCGCGCGCATTCGCGCAAGGATTCTCTATGAAGAATCTAATGGCGTTTTCGACGTGCGCGATCTGGCGGAGAATGCGCGAGAGGGCGTGGACGACGGATTCGAGGGAAGGTGGATTAAGTCCTTGCGCGCCGCGTCTCGGCATTACGGGAACCTCGTCCTCCATTATTCAACAGATCCAGAGATTCTTCGGGACGACCCCATTGCCTATAGTTTTTTCATGGATGACAATGGAGAACTCGGCGGCAGAGACTGCATGGCAGTCCGTTGGGACGACAAATGCCACAAGGCCGTATGCGTATTGCGCGGACAGGCCAGTCACTTGGTGCAGCTTAAAGAAATCATGCTGTTCCGAAAGGAGGTCGGGGCTTTCCCCGATGTCACCGTTCCGCCTGGCGCGGATGCGAGGGACGTCTATGCGGATTACTACACGCGGAAATTCAACAAGGAGCCACGAGTGACCTCGGCTTATGCCGCAGGGGTCGCTTCGTATTACTTGAAATTCAAGAATAACACATACAAAGATCGCGCGACCGACTGCGCCTACAGGACTAAGGGGCAGGCCGTCATCCCATGGGAGAAATACGAACGGCGATCAACGACCCGAGAGCGGCGCGCCTTGAACCAGCAGTGGCTGAAGAAGAACAGGAATCCCCAAGGCTCCCAAGACTGAGTTGCGCGTAATCGTCCAATCGGCCACGGATTCCGTGGGGGCGGGGCGGACGGGCTGAACGGTTCCGTTTTCTTCCGTTCCCTTCCGCGAGTTCCGTAGTAAAAGACATTTCTGCCGATTTCCGTTCATTCCGTAGTAAAAACATCACGATTTAGGCGGTCGCGCGGGAGCGCGACCCTCCCGATGCGGTCGCGGCGGACGCGGCTCGCCGGAAACTTTTTCGGTTTCCGAAAAATAATTCCCACTTTTTTCCGCCGGGAGTTGTATATATTATTGGGGGGACGATGCGTCGCGGACGGGGCGCGGCGAAAAAAAACGAAATTCGACTGCACATTTTGTCCCGAAAAGTTGTATAGGTATTATGTGGGGGTCGTGTGTTTCGCGGCGGAGGCAGGGCGCGACGTCCTCGGCGCGCCGAAACGGAAAGGAGGGACGCCATGCGATACGGAAGCGTGTGCAGCGGAATCGAGGCCGCGACGGTCGCGTGGCGACCACTCGGCTGGGAATGTGCGTTCGTCGCGGAGATAGATCCGTTCGCCTGCGAGGTGCTGAAACGCCGCCTCCCCGACGTTCCGAATCTTGGCGACTTTACGAAGATTGGGTCGGAGAGGGATGAGGGATGGGGGAAGAGGGATGAGAAAGAGTGTGTGGGGAACGGAAAGAGAGGAGGCGGCGATGTCGGAGAAATCGACCTCCTTGTCGGGGGAAGCCCGTGCCAGTCGTTCTCGTCCGGCGGATGCCGTGGCGGCATCGCCGACCCGCGAGGAAGCCTCGCGCTCGAGTTTGCGCGGCTGGCTGACCGCTCGCGCAGCCGCTGGGTGGTGTGGGAGAACGTCCCCGCCGTCCTCACGGTCGGCGGCGGACGCGACTTCGCCAAAATCCTCTCCGAGTTCGCCGGATGGGACGTCGAAGTCCCCGACGGCGGATGGGGCAACGCGGGGATCTGCACGGGTGCGGACGGACGCTTCGGCGTCGCGTGGCGCGTGCTGGACGCTCGATACACCCGAGTTCCCCCATTTCCGGGGGCGGTGCCGCAGCGAAGGCGCCGTCTCGTCCTTGTCGGCCATCGCGGAGACTGGTCCCGCGCCGCAGAGGCTCTGCTTGGCGGCGAGCTATGCGGAGGCGCTGCTCCGCCGAAGCGTCGAGACGAAGACGTCGCTTCCGCTGGCTCTGGAGCGCGTCCTCAGGGCGAGTGCTTCCCCATCGACATGATGAACCTCGAGGGGCGGACGAAGCGGCTGAAGACGAAGTGCTACGACGCGGCGGGAGCCGCGATGTACACCCTGCGCTCGAGCCACGTCAACGCGATCTGCACGCCGACGCAACTGCGGCGGCTTCTGCCGGTCGAGAGCGAGCGGCTGATGGGGCTTCCGCCGGGATGGACGGACGTGCCGTGGAAAGGGAAAGCCCACGCGCCCGACGGGCTCCGGCACCGGGCGTGCGGGAACTCGATGTGCGTGAACGTGATGCGCTGGGTCGGCGAGAGGGTCGCCGCCGTGGAAGCGGGAAAGGAGTTTGGAGACTATGGAATCGTCAAAGATAGAGGAAGTGATGGAGAGGCTTCTCCTTTCGCCGAAGCGCGTGGAGGTTGACGGACAGTCCGTCGAGAACCACTCCGCCGCGGACCTCGTCACGCTCCTCAACTACTGCGCCTCGAAGGATGCCCTCAAGGGCAGGAGGCTTCCGATCCGCGTCACCAAGATGGCGGCGGGGGGAGGGGTGGTATGAGAGTTTGGCCTTTCGGGAGAGCGGGGAATGGGAGCGTGGGGAATGGGGAACGGGGAATGGGGAATGGGAAGGCGGAGGCGGAGAAGCGGAGACCGTCGGTTCTCGCCCGACTGATGCGGGCGCGGTTCGACGCGGCGCAGACGACGAGGGACAACGCCCGCCACTGGGGCGCGGCCGAGTTCCTGTCCGCCGACGCCGAGGCCGACTCCGACGTCAGGAAAACCCTCCGCATCCGCGCCCGCTACGAGGTGCAGAACAACTCCTACGCGCGCGGCATCGTCAAGACGCTCGCGGACGACGCGGTGGGGACGGGTCCGCGCCTCCAGATGCTTTTGGAGGACGAAGAAGTCAACAAGCGGATAGAGCACGATTTCCAGGTCTGGGCGAAGAGGACGAAACTCGCCGCGAAGCTCCGCACCATGAGGATGGCGCGGTGCCAGGACGGCGAGGCGTTCGCGATCCTCGCCCAGAACCCGGGACTTGAAACGAACGTGAGGCTGGACCTGCAGCTCGTCGAAGCCGACCGGGTTACGGACGACATTCTGACAGGCGACGGGAGGCGGGTCGACGGCATCGCGTTCGACGCCTTCGGGAACCCCGTCTCGTACCGGGTGCTGAAGAGGCACCCGGGCGGGACGGAGCTCTTCGACTCCACCGAGGCGGTGACGGTGCGCGCGGAGAACATGATCCACGTTTTCCGTCAGGACCGCCCGGAGCAGCACCGTGGCGTCCCGGAGATCACGGCGGCGCTCCCGCTCTTCGCGCATTTGAGGCGCTTCACGCTCGCGGTGGTGAGCGCGGCGGAGGCGGCGGCGGACTTCGCGGGCATCCTCTACACGGACGCGCCCGCGAACGGCGAGGCGGACAGCGTGGAGGCGATGGACACGATACAGTTGGAGCGCAACATGCTCCTCACGATGCCGGGCGGATGGAAGATGAGCCAGGTGGACCCGAAGCAGCCCGTCACGACCTACGGCGAGTTCAAGCGCGAGATCCTCAACGAGATCGCGCGCTGCCTCTCGATGCCCTACAACGTCGCGGCGGGGAACTCGTCCGGCTACAACTACGCCTCCGGGCGGCTCGACCACCAGACCTACTACAAGTCGCTCGCGGTCGACCGCGCCTTCATGGAGGCGGAGGTCCTCGACCGCGTGTTCGAGGCGTGGGTGCGCGAGTGGTCGCTCGCGACGGCGACGCGGATCGACGCGTGCGACTGCCGCCACGTGTGGTTCTGGGACGGGCAGGCGCACGTCGACCCCGCGAAGGAGGCGAACGCGCAGGAGAAGCGCCTGAAGAACATGACGACGACCCTCGCGGCGGAATACGCCCGACAGGGCAAGGACTGGGAGACGGAGCTCAGGCAGGTCGCCAAGGAGCGCGCGCTCATGCGCGAGCTCGGCATCGGCGAGGAATCGGAAGAGGATTCCGCAAAGGATGATTCGGAAAACGAAAACGAAGGAGATGAAGATGGAAACGGAGACGGGTGAAAAGGCGGGCGAGTATCTTGAGATAACCGCCTCGGGCGACGGCGGGGGACGCCACAGGGTGGCGGGGCTCGCCTACTCGGGCGGCAAGATGCGGCTATTCGGGTGGTCGAAGCCGGTGGTCGTGGACCTCTCGGGGATGACGGTGCCGGAGTCGGTGCCGCTTTTGGCGAACCACGAGAACCACACATTGGGGCGCGTCGGCGTCGTGTCCGCAAAGGCCGAGGGCGGACGCCTCGCGATCGCGGGCGAGATCGTCGCGGGCGGCGAGCTCGCCGAGGCCATCGTCGCCCAGGGACGGGCGGGCGCGGACTGGCAGCTCTCCATCGGGGCGGAGGTCGAGGCCGCCGAGCTCGTCCAGTCCGGGAAGCGGAAGGTGAACGGGGCGGAGCGCGAGGCCCCGTTCTACCACGTCACCAAATCAACCTTGCGGGAGGTCAGCGTCGTCGCCGTGGGCGCGGACCGCTCGACGCACATGACGGTCACGGCGCAACTTCAACTGAAAGGAAACTCAATCATGGAAACGGAGATCA